CTTCTTTGGCTGCGCCTCAAGCGCGTCTGCGGCTGCGCGGTGCAGCATTGCCGACTGGTCTTGGATGATGGTGGCCGCCTGCTCGCAGAATTTAAACAGCGCCATGATGTTTGTCACGCGGTGCGGGTTGTTAAGATTGCGCACCAGTTCCTTTGTGTCGTCGTCTAGCATGTGATCCTCCATAAATGTCACTCTGGCAGCCTATAACATTTTTTCGCTTATGTGAACATTTTGTGCTTGCAAGGGTGTGCTGTTACCCCTATGTTAACAAATATAGAGACAAACAAAGGGAACACGGACATGACACTGTTGAGCACATCTACAATCTCGGCCAAAGACATCACAATCCTTTGCGCGTTAGACGCAAACGGCGAAATAGCGGTTGCTGAGTTTAAGACAAACGGCGCTTTCTTTATCGCTGACACATCTGACCTTGTAGAGTTTGGCGAGGTGTTCCAAATCACCAACACAAAGCGCATGAAGGATGGCGCAACGCCAGAAGAAAAAATCAACGTGGCGCGCAAAGATTACTTTGGCGCCGCCTAACACAAACCGGGAGAAACGCAATGATGCCAACTGCGCAAGACTGGGCGATCCTGATCGCTTGGACGTCACTCTGCGGGCTGTTGATCGCCTGCACCGTGACCGCTAATGTGACTGATGAAACAATGCGCCCAAAGGCGCGACCAACACACTGGGAGACCACACATGGCTAACAACTACTCACGCTCCGACATCCTCGACATGGCGAGCGAATGTATTACGAAAGACCGGGCTGCGACGCACGGCGACATGGAGGAAAACTTCTCGACGATTGCGGCTTATTGGAGCATCCACCTGGGGGTTGAGGTGACTGCCGCAGATTGCGCAATTATGTGCGCACAGATAAAGCTCGCGCGCCTAAAGTCTAACACCGGCCACGCCGACAACTGGGTGGATCTGGTCGGATACGCTGCCTGCGGCGGTGAGCTGGCCGCTGAGCGCACGGAGGGCTCGACATGAACCCCGGCTGGGAAGACATCGTACCGACGCTTGTGGCGTGCGCTGAGTGCCACGGCGAGGGAACTGTTGAGGAGGGCCGCGCATACCCTCACAACGCAGGTCGAGACATCGGCGAAATCATTATGGAGACCGTATCGTGTCCAGAGTGCGGAGGCATGGGCGAGATCCCGCCGCCAGAGGAAGAGGAGGAAGACGAATGAAAATAGCAGTCTGGTTCTCTTGCGGTGCGGCCAGCGCGGCGGCGCTCAAGCTCACTGTTGATAAGTATGGCGCTGACAATGTTTATGCCGTCAACAATCCTGTCATGGAGGAGCATCATGACAATATGCGTTTTGCTAAAGACGTTGCAGATTGGGTTGGCATTGACATCCAATATGCCGTCAACTCCAAATATCCCTTGGCTTCTGTGGTTGACGTATTTGACCGCCGTAAGGGTATGGCGTTCCCTCACGGTGCGCCGTGTACGGTTGAGCTAAAGAAACGCGCTCGCCAAGAATGGGAGAAAAGCAACCCCGTTGATTGGCATGTGCTTGGTTTTACCGTTGATGAGCGCAACAGGCATGATCGTTTCGTTATGACTGAGCGTGACAATGTATTGCCGATCCTGATTGACGCCAACATGACCAAGAACGACTGTGCAGATATGATCCGCTCCGCTGGCATAAGGTTGCCTGAGATTTATGGCCGAGGCTTTCCAAACGCCAACTGCATCGGCTGCGTAAAGGCAACCAGCCCAACGTATTGGAACTTGGTGCGCCGTGAATTCCCAGATGTATTTGACCAGCGCGCAGAGCAATCTCGCAGGCTTGGCGCAAGGCTCGTGCGCGTTAAAAATGAGCGCATCTTCCTTGACGAACTTGACCCAAAAGCCAAGGGCCGCCCACTTAAAACCATGCCCGATTGCGGCTTATTCTGCGAGGAAGACGAATGAAATACGACCCAGAAGCTCTCACCCGCCACGTCATTGCCTGCGCGGAGCAGGGCATGTCTCAGGCCGACGTGGCAGACTTGCTGCGCGTGTCGCGCTCAACGATCCACCGCATCACTAGTAAGTTAAACATCAAACTGGAAAGGAAGCCCCGTGAGCACGGACCAAACTCAGATCATTATCGGACGCCTCGAGCGGATAACGAGCATCATGCTGGCGGAGCAGAAGACGGCGATGCGGCCAAACCTGAAGCAGCGGCTGGAGGAATTCCAAGCCCTATTAGACGCACTCAGGCGCGCGACCAACGTGAAGCCGCAGAGCGACTGAAGGCAAGGCTGGAGGGCGTCACAGATAAGCATGAACGGTACGAGATCACATACGGCCACTGCGTTTGGGAATACGAGCAGGCCATGTATCGAGCGGGCAAACGTGACCTGCTGCCGTCTGGACCGCGTAGGCCACTGACAACCTCGCCGTCCATGCTGGTGGCCGCTGAGAAAAGCAAACAGCACAGCATCGAGCAAGGCAACCGCCTGTTCGCGCTGATACCGTATGACCAGCGCGTGACCGCCTCAGAGGCCGCAGAGCTTCTGGGCGAGAGCGTACCGCGCACGTCCAGCTACCTTAAGAAAATGTGGGAGGCTGACAAGATATACCGCGTGCGCGACTTGGTCGAGGTTCCGGGTTGCACTAAACGTCAGTGGCGCTGGGTGTTCAGTAAGCAGCCAATCAAGGCGCTGGCCAACTATTTCGAGGATGACGTGTGATGGATGACAAGGAAATTGAACGCATGATAAACGCGGCAGGGTTTATCGGAGCTGTCTTTGGCTTCTTTAGTGGGGCCGTCTTGATGGCCTTAGCCTTTACTATATTCTAGTAATCGTGTGGGTGGCATGATGTTGGCACATTCGATAACGCAAAACCAATAAACGGTTATTGTTGAGCCACCCACTCAGACTTTTTACGCAAGCCCACACATGGGCGCCAGAGATTATTTAAAGCTGTCCAGAGTTTTTTGCATCGACTGGCTTTCGTTTAGAAATTCCGCCTCCGACACATACGTTGTCGTCTTGAGGATTTCGTCGCCACGGCGAAAGACTACAGCATCCAGATCCACCGCGACAAAGGCGTAAATGTCTGACCTTTTCCCGATCTTCTTAACTGTGTGGAATTTATATCTCTGTTGTATTCCATGCGTCTTGCTTGCGCTTTTTACTTGCAATGTGAGCGTGCGCGTGGCCGTCTGTATATACGCATCATGGTCTTTGATCTGACACAAGGTGCAGAGATACCCGGCAAGAGAAAGGCGGGCGAGTGCCAAATGCTCGCCCGCTCTGCCTACCGCCGCGCTGGCCTTCTGATCTTGGACCCGCAACTTAGCTAAGTTGACTAGGTCAACAGCCAGGTGTGGATTTTGCGCGTCTGGTTGATGCGATCCTCCAGCCCGTGATACCCGCCATTCACCTTTCGCGTTATGCGCTTGATGACATCATCGCCAACGCCGTCGTCCGCAATAGCGAATAGGCCGTTCTTCTGGAAGAACCATAGGGCCGTCTCAAACGCATACTCGTCGGCCAGTTTCGACGGGTACTCAAGCACCTCCGGCAAGCTCATGTCCGACGCAAAAGCCTTGACGTTTGACTTGCCGGTCAGCTGCAAGAAGCCTTTTCCAGAAAATGCAAAACCGTCACCACTTGCCTCGTCGCCATTCCCCATGCGGCTTGAGTAAACCTTGTTTGCCAACCCCTGCGGGTTCTTGGCATAGGGCTCGGCGCTTTCAACTGTGGGGAAGCGCGACGGCCAGACGGCTTGGATGCGCTCGGGGGTTGAGTAGTACAGCCCTTCTGTTGTGCGCTTAAACCCGCCGCTCTCGTGATGAGACTGGCCAAGCAAATGCGCGCCGCGGTCGGGCGAAAGGTCGTAATGCTTGGCGATTGCTCTGGCCGTATTCGGGCCAAACGCGCCATCGGCTGAAACTCCAATCTTGGACTGGAGCAGCTTCATTGCTTCACTCATGCTGTCCTCTTTTTAGGCTTAGGTTTAGACTTTTTCTTTGTTGTCTTGGCAGCCGCTTTAAATGCGGCGGCGGTCGGCGCTCCTTTGCTGCCGGGCTTGCGCATTTTCTCACCGCTTCCGGCTTTAATTCGCGCACGCTTGTTGCGAATGCGCTCCCATAAGCCGGCTTCATTTTTGCTAGAAGACTTCGATTTGCCTGACATCTTGGCACTCCTTACGCCATTTTGATTTTTACGCTTTTCTTGCACGAGCCTGCGGCTGTGCATAATGATTTTGACTTGCATCCGGGGCAGGGTTTGAAGCCTGATTTATTACCGTATTTCATGTTATGACCTCTTCGATTTTGTGCCGGCACATTTCCAGCGTTTGCGTGACAAGTTTAGCGGACTGTTAGGATCTTTAGCCGCCTTCGGAAATTTCTTTTTCTGCGCTGCGGATCGTGCGCAGTATGCGTCGCCCTTCTTAGTGCCGGCCTTGACCCGCGGTCCGCCACCCTTCGCCTTGCCGGCTTGGCCGTAACTGACCTTCTTGCCGGACGCCGTGACCTTGACGCGGGCCTTGCCCTTCGCCGGTGTAGATTTGCTCATGCGCCTTCTCCTAACTTGAAGCAATACGGCTTGACCAAGAAGCCCTTACCTGCCAACTCCATTGCAAAGTTCATCGCGTCGGCTTGGCATTCAGCTTCGCTATACCATACATTCTTTGAGTTTGCGATCACCGTGCAAGACTTCGAGTTTAGCGTCTGGCATATCAAGATGGCCGCGAGAAACATTACTTCTTGCCTCCGAAGAATTTAGTCGCTGATCGCACGGCGAAGCTACTCGCAACGATTACCCCTAACGTGTAACTGTACCAGCCTGGCATTTTTTCCAGCGCCGCAAATCCATTAGTCACGGCATCGTCTGCCCACTCGAAGGGCAAGAACGCCAAGATAAGCGGGATAGAAAAAAGCAATACAAGATACTCATCTTTCCAGCTACTTTGCGTCCCCTGGGCCATAATCTTTTCCCAATCAGCTTCAGACGTAGCAGCCGATTTCATTATGGTTGCCTTGGCCTCCGCTTCAACTAACTTCAGGTTTGCGGTAGCTGCTTGCGCGCTGGCTTTGCCCTTCAACCATCCGCCAGCGAGCTCAGCGATTGGGCCTATGAGTGCTTGTATCATTTCTCATGCCCCAACCATACTGCGAAAGCGCCTGTCATAGCGCCAGTGACAACACTCACCAGCGCTGACTGCTGCGTTGTAGGGTCGCTTAACGTCATAAACCACTCCACCACGCGCCACGCTGACACTGACATCATTATCATCATAAGTCGCGGCAGCAGCTTCCAAGCCAGCACGCGCTCCATTGCAATTGTCATTTTTGGCCTCCTGTAATCTTAAAGCATTGCAGATATTCGTTATTTTTTGTAACAAGCACAGCGGCCTTTCTAAGAGCATCAAAGCATTCTTTTTCGCTGCCATACTGGCCTACCTCAAAGTGTACGACTTGCGTTGTTAGCTGGAACCAGAGAAGTAGATACATCACATCACCATTTACCGTGCTTGACGCCTAAGAAAAACAGGATAGCGATCAACGAGCCAAACCCAGCAAGTAAGAGCGCCGTTCCGACTGCCACACTTATGCACTTGTCAATAAATTCTTGCTTCTTATACACCAGCTCTTGCTGGCGCTTACGTTGCTCGCCCTCTATTTTTACTATGGCTTTCCAAGCACTTGGCCCATAATTCCATGAAATATGGTTTCTCAAATCCTCTCGATATTCTGCAAGACGTTGTTTTTGTGACCAAATTTCCAAGGCGTTAGCCTCATTGTCGCTGAACATTTTATACAATGGTGGCTTCTGCGATTTCTTTTCCAAGAAGTCTAGGTCAGATGCGGCCTTGGCAAATTGCGATATTGTGCCAGACATTTCGTGGACACTTTTCCCAAAATCCACGGCCTTCTTGATACCCTTATACGCTGCGCTGGCGGCAGCTATGCAAGTGACCGGGTCCATATCACCGCTCCATCAACCTATCAATTTTCTCTTCGAGCCGGTCAAACTTATTCATAATCTGAGATAAAACCTCGGAGCTGTCTGACTTCGTGACATACTCCTTGGCCATTTCTTCGCGGGTTCGGTTTAGCAGGATGCGCAGGCGATCCAGCTCTTCGCGTTGCGTCTTTAACCACCAGCCAATGCCAGCGATTACAACTCCAAAAAGTATATTCAAGATTGCGTCGACTTCCATGGTTGGCTCCAAAAGGTTCCCGGCCATATTAACACGGCGACGGCAGAAAAGAAATATCTCGGCAACACCTTGACCCCTGCCTCCATTCTGTTAACACTGGGCAAACAAATGGAGGGACTACCGTGAAACATGAGTTAAAACAAATCGGCCCGCGCATCCGCGCCGATATAGCGCAAATGCTCAAAGAGCAGTGTGCAAGTCAGCGCGTCAGCGCCTCGCTGACGATAGAGCGACTGATCGTCGATCATCTCAAAAAGGGTGGGTATGTTGTCGAAGATTACGATCGGTATTGATCCCGGCTACCGCACCGGCGGCGTCGCATTACTAGGCGACGGCTTCGCCGAGGTGCACGACCTGCC